CTGCTCATATAGCTAATAAAAATAATGACGCTGATGCTCATATACAAAGAACCCCTGCATTTATTAGTACAATACTTAAAGAAACTGAAGGTGATGAGGCTGCAAGAAATAACAGACTTATGGAACTTAAATGGGATGTAAGAAGGTTCGCATTAATGGCAACTAGAAATCCTGATAATAGTATTAAAGCAGAACTTCCAGATGTAGTAGATGCAATGGGTTATGAGCTTGATGACGATAAAGATAAAATTGATAAATATGAAGCTGAGCAATTAGAAAAAATTGAGTCTTGGTTTTCAAATCATTTAACAGGTAATGTTAAAAAGATGCCTTTCTTTGATGACCAACATAAAAAATGGTTAGTAGGGGGGACTCCACCTGCGTCAGGTAATCAACCACCTGCGTCAGGTAATCAACCACCTGCGTCAGGTAATCAATCAACACCAACACCAACGCCTACACCTACACCTACGCCAACGCCTACGCCAACGCCTACGCCTACAACAGGCTCAGCACCTAGTAAATTAATAACATATAAGCCAGGCGACCCTCTACCTAATAATGGGAAACAACTACATAAAGGTACAATAACAACTCAGGGCAGGCTTCAACAGACAGTCTATACAGCTCAAGAAGAGGAAGATAATAACTTTATTAGGGCAGAACAGAAGAGACTTAAAGGAATAGCTAACAAGAAGAATCAACAAGCTAAGATAGATTTGAAAGCACAAACAAATATTATGAAAGATAATAGAAAAGTATTAAGTGAGGCAGGTGTATCGACTGGTTTTATTACCTCTGATGTAACTAGGTCTAAACTAGGTAGATTTCAAAATAATGAATATCTTGCTGCAAGTTCTTATCAACCATTTTCTAATTGGTTACAAAGGATATATAACAAAGGTAATACACAGCCTGTAAGAGTTAGAGATTTAAAAGATGATGATGCTTTAAGGGAGCAAGTATACAATGATTATCTTGACCACACTTATCAGTCATTCCTTGAAGTAGGTGTAGATGAACAATGGTTGAAGGCTCAATATGGCAAGTAGTGATAATTACTTTAGACATAAATTCTCACCTGGAACTTTAGATTATGCTCCTGCGAGAGAATATGACTTAAATGATTTAGATGTAGACGAGGAGTTTCAATCTAGAGCTTCTAGGTTTTTAGGTTCTATAGGCGAGGATGACGATATATATGAATATTTAAGAGATTCTGATTGGAATTTATATCGTGCTGGTAAGCAAATGTATAACTCTGAGAAATGGAGCGAAGAACAAAAATCAGATTATAATTATTTAAGAACACAATTTGATGGTGCTAACTTAGGAAGTACTAGTCAATTCTTAGAATTATTGAAAGACGCTACTATAGATATGGTTACTGACCCTACATTACTAGCAGCCTTATTCACAACTCCTATCACAGGAGGAAGTTCTTTAGGAGCTAGAACTCTATTAGGCAAATCTACTACTGAGTCTTTAAAGCTAATAGCAAAAGGAAATTCTAAGAAAGGCCTTACTAACAAAGAAATGAAAAAAGCTATGGAGGATGGTATCTTAGAGCAGGCCGCTAAAAAAGCTACAAGAGTTTCAGCAACAGTATCTGGTATAGAGGGAGGAGCATGGATGGGTTTATACAATCATGCTAATCAAAATACTGAAATTAATACCGGGCTTAGAAGAGCTTATTCTGCTAAAGAGTTAGCAGGTAGTACAGCTTTAGGAGTACTCACAGCAGGAGTTGTAGGAGGAGGTGTGCAAAAGCTTATCAACCATCAAAATCCTCTGTTGCAGTATTCTAATAAAACGAGTAACTCAATTAATCCTGTTTCTTATTATTTTAATAAAAGTTTAGATACATTCTTAGCTAATACTGTAATGGGTAACGCTAGAAGAATGCGTCATTTAGAAAAACTAGGAGTAACTAAAGCAAAACAATTTAATGGTGTCTTAGATAATGAATCTCAATTAAAAATAGGACAAAGAAATAAAGAAGTAGTTGAGTTTAGTTTCCCAGAAAATCTTAATGGAAGAAGAGGAGATTATATATTTGAAGATGATGGTTTCTTTAAAGCTATTGAGGACCTAGCTCCTGATGGAACTTGGAAAGAGGCTGATGAACTAGCTGTAATTAGAATTTTAAGAGGTGGTAAGTTAGGAAAGAAAACTTCTAAGAAAGCTAGTAAAGCTGTTAAGAAAACCGCTGCTAATTTAAGAAAGTTATTTAATAAAGTTGCTAAGGATGCTGAAGATGCAGGTTATGGTAAGATAAAGATAGAAGATTATTTTCCTAGGGAATGGGATAGAAAAAAAATACTACAGAATAGAACTGAGTTTGAAGAAAGATTAGTTGCAAAAGGAGCAGTAGATAAAGACGAAGTGGTTGAAGTAGTTGATGAAATGTTAAATCTAAATAATCAATTATACTCTAGCCATAGTAATATATTAACACATGGTAGAAAGTTTGAGATATTAGAAGATAGTGATTTTGAAGATTTCTTGATTAATGATATAACTGGTGTAGGAGCTACTTATTTTTTAAATGCGGCCAACACTATTCAAGCTAAGATATCTTTCTTAGGTGGTAAGAAGGGTGGTAAAGGTACTAAGATAGTAGGTCAATCTGAAACTAAAGATAAAGATGGTAAGACTGTTAAAACACTTTCTCAATTAAGACAATCAACTGAAGAGCTATTTAGAAAAGAATGGATTGACCCTATAGATGCAGAATTAAAAGCAAAAGGTTTACCAAGATTAACAACTAAAGATAAAGAAAGAATGGTTGCCTCTTGGAAATCTGCAACAGGAGATGTTAATTTTATTAATGGTAAGGTTATACAAGGAGCCTATGACGGTTTAAAACTAGCTAACTCTATGGCTTACTATGACGGTTTAAAACTAGCTAACTCTATGGCTTACTTACCTTTAGCTACAGTATCTTCTCTATCAGAAGGACTTATAGCATTAGCTAAAGCTCCAACAACAAAAGGTTTAAAAAATATACAATATCAAATAGAGACAGCTACTAAGTTTCTTGCGTCAGATATGAAATCAACTCTCAAAGACAGAAGAGGTCTTTCAGATGTTGCAGCAAATAGAGAAGCTAATAAAGTTTTTATTGCTGTTGATGATGTATCTGAAGATAAATTAGGTAGATTAACAGGAGATGCTTTAAGAACACCTTGGATGAATAAGGCAGCTAGGAAATATTTTAAACTTAGCTTATTAATGCCTTGGACTAAGAATGTAGAACTTGCAGCATTTAGAACTGGAAAAGAAATAATAGAAGAAAACATAAAAGCTTTATCCAAAATGAAGGAGAGTGGGATTAAAGTTTTTGATGATGTTGATTTATTTACAAAATCTGTTAATGAAAATGCAGGCCTTTATAAAAGAATTATTAAGGATGAGATAGAGGGAGTATATACAGGTAGTGCTAAAGATGCTTACAATCAAGTTAAATATTTAAAAGAAAGTTTATATGATTTAGGTATAGACCCTAAACAAGGAGTGAAGTGGTTTGAAGCGGGTGCTAAAACATCTAGTAAGTTTTATAAGGATGTAAATAAAGGTGGAGGTAGATTTGCTAGGAGTGTTATTCTACCTACTTCTAGAGAATTTTCTAGAGTTCCTTGGTTTATGACTCATCCTAGATACGATATCTTAACTCAGTTTCTGAGATACCCTGCGGCTTTTAGTAATACTGTTCTTAAAAACTTTGCAAGAGATGCTCTTAATAATCCTATGACATCAGCTCCTAAAGTTGCAGCCTTTGCTGTATCTTCTACAGTTATAGCAAGAGCTACTAATTATTGGAGAAGTAGTAAAGAAAAACAATTAGAATTAGATGCAGGTTTTGATAGAAGAAGAGAATCTACAGGCTCTGTAGGACAAGCTTTAGATAAAGCATTACCTATGAGTTGGGAAGAAAATAAAAGAGCTATGCAAAGAGTAGGATTATTTGGACCTTTAGAGTATGGAATTAGATTTATAGATTCTTTTCAATATAATCAAAATACTATGGTAGGACTTTCTAGTTTAGGTGGTCCTTTATTAGGTGATATAACAGGAACTATGATATATGGAAGAGGGTTTTTTGAAACACTATCCAGGAAGACTCCATTACGAGGACTTAAAAATCCTTTAGAGAATTATCTAGGAGTTACTCCTTTTGATACTTTAGATAAAAAAGCTAGAGAGTTGGATGAGGTAGAAGTCATGCAAGAAGTGGTAGACTCATGGAGAAGAGATACCTTACATAAAGGAGGACCTGTTCATAGAAAGGCATATAATGAAGGAGGAGAAGTAATACCTCTTCCTGTAAAGCCTGATTATTCTAAGAATGTTGAATCTATTATAAATTATATGATGTCTAAGAATAACCCTATATTTAATGAACGGTCTATTCCTGGGTTATTAGGTAATATAAATGTAGAAACTGGTGGTAGTTATGACTATCAACAACAACAAGAGAACGGAAATGCTTGGGGTATATGGCAGTTAGACCATTCTAAAAAAGAAGATTACTTTAATTATTTAAAAGAACAAGATAAAGAAGATAGCATGGAAGCTCAGGTAGATTATGCTGAAGAAACTATGATGACTGGTAGAAACATAGGCGGAAAAAATGCTAAGGCTTGGAGAGGTACGATGGAGAATGGTACGGTTGAAGAGATTGCTGATATGTGGGCAAGAGAGTGGGAAAGACCTAACCCAGATAGACACCCTCAATGGGAAAGAAGAATCTCAGAAGCTGTTAAACATTCTACTAAGATGAAAGATAGAAATAAATAATGGGCTTTCCTTTTGAGATAATAACTATGTTAGCCTCTACCGTATTAGGTGGGGTTATGAGTGTATGGGCTGAGAGCCGTAAGGCTAAAGCAGAAAATGAGAAACTGCTTATAACTAGAGGAGAGTTTGAAATGAAAGCTAAGCAGCAATCTATTGATGCTGGATTAGCCGATAAAGGTTTTGCTTGGACAAGAAGAATAATAGCTTTGACTTCAGTATTTGCTATTGTGCTTTTACCAAAGTTAGTTGCTGTATATTATCCTGATGTATCAGTAACTGTTGGTTATACTAATTGGAATCCGGGTGGTTTGTTTAGAGCAGGTAGAGAAATATTTGAATGGATAACTTTTCAAGGGCTTGTAATAACACAATTAGATACTAACTTAGTATCAGCTATTATAGGTATGTATTTTGGTGGTAGTTTAGCAAAAGGAAAATAGATGAACGCAAATCAATGGCTCAATTTACTAGAAACTGTAGGCATACCAGCAGCTTTTGCAGTAGCTTGTGGTTATATGGTATGGAAACTATTTCAACATTTAATAGCAGATGTACATAAAAAATTAGATGTTCAACATGGGATGATAGTTGCATTGATAGATAGAATAAGACAGATGGATAATGACATGATAAGAATAGACTCTATGGTACGAACCGCAATGGGAGTAACTATAGATGTTGATAGATTAGCGAGAGCAGACGGTAAAAAAGACCAAAGAAAAGATTAATATGAAATTAGTACCCACATTTAAAAGTGATAAGACTGTAAGAAACTGTAAGTTTTGTATGTTCTTTTGGTCTATGTTAATTATGTTTTGGTCTGTTGATAGTATGACAGATGAAGTAGTTTTTAAATTTAAAAGTCCTAGCTTTAATGGACAAGGAACTTCAAGCCATTATCTTACAATTCAGAACCAAGAGTTCAATCGTAAAGAAGCTCTTAAAGCAGAGATAAAAGCTCTACAAGATGAGATAGAAAGAGACAAAGAGAATACAACACTTGCAAGATTTATAAGGAACCTAGAGTCAAGAATCTATGCACAATTATCAAGACAATTAGTAGAGAACTTGTTTGGAGAAATGCCTTCAGATAGTGGCATACTAGAATTAGAAGGCAATACTATTGAATATAGTGTTGTCGATGGAATAATAACTTTAATCATAACGGATTCAGATGGGAATAGCACCACGATTTCTTTGCCTATTGGCACCTTTACTTTTTAGCAGTTGTGCAGTTTTAAATAGTAACTCAGATTTAGTTTTAACTAAACATATAGAGCCTACAACAACAACAGACTTACAATCACAAAAGTTAAAGAACTTACCTCCTGCTAAAAATAAACCTACTATAGCTATATATCCTAATAGCTTTAAAGATTTAACAGGCCAAAGGAAAAGTAATAGTACCTTTGCTTTATTTAGTACAGCAGTTACACAAGCACCTGAAGCTTTTTTAATTAGGGCTTTTAAACATACTTCGAATGGGAAGTTCTTTAGAGTTGTAGAAAGAGTAGGACTAGATGATTTAACAAAAGAAAGACAGCTTATCAGAAGTACTCGTAAAGAGTTTGCAGATGATAAAAAGATGGAGCCTTTGCTTTTTGCAGGGCTACTAGTCCAGGGAGGAGTAATTAGCTATGAAGCTAATCTTGAATCTGGAGGAGCTGGAGCTAGATACTTAGGAATAGGTAGTAGCAAACAGTATAGAGAAGATACAGTTACCATATCATTAAGATTAGTTTCTGTGTCTACTGGAGAAGTGTTGATGGAAACTTTGGTGTCTAAAAGTTTATTATCAACATCAATTTCTCAGGATGTGTTTAGATTTATTGAGACTGGTACTGAACTGGTAGAGATAGAAGGAGGCATTGCTGAGAACGAGAGTGTTTCTATAGCATTACAAAAAGCTATAGAGACTGGAGTATTAAATATCATAAATATAGGAATAGAAAGGGGCTATTGGGAATATGAAAACATTGAAATTAACAAGCCTGATTGTGCTGATGTTGAGTGCATCATTAGTATACGGGGCTGATAACGAAATTTATATTGAACAAAGTGGAGATACTGCTAATCTTGATTTAGAACAATTAGGTTCTGCAAATATTATTGGCGGCCTACAATCTAGTGCCGGGTCCATGACCCCGTTAGATTTAGATGGCAGCACAATGACTTTGGACATCAATCAGATTGGAAGTACCAATAAATTCTTGGGAGATATTTTAGCTGATAACTTTACAGGGTTCTTTGAGTTTGACGGGAATAGTAATAACTTTACTATTCAAGTAGACCCAACAGATACTTACGGAGCTAATGGCTCAGATGTAAATGTAGATGTAACTGGAAGTACTAATGATTTCACACTTGATTTAGGTACAACCTCTATGGCAAGTAATACAGACTTAGACTGGATTATCAATGGAGATGATAACGATATTGATTTTGATATCAATTATGATGGTGGCACAAGCTACATGGATATTGATGGAGATTCAAATACAGTTGATTTTGTAGGCTCAGGCTATGCAGGAGGTTACTTCTACCTTGACCAAACAGGTGATAGTAGAACATTTAACATACAACAACTAAGTACACTTGATAATGATTGGCTTAAAATACTTTCTACTGGCGACAATGGTACTGTCTGCGTCATTCAAAATGATGGCGGAACCTCAGTCGGTTGCTAGTGTAGGAAATATAACAGAACTTAACGGTAGCGGAAGAGTCGTAAGGGATAAAACCTTTGACGCTTCTCTATCATTTAATATAAATAGTTTTGATAATGTCCAGACTTCTAATGGGAGACTGGGCATTACCTTCTTGGATGATAGTCAAGTTAGATTGACTGAACATTCACAATTAATAATAGATGAATTTATCTATGACCCTGACCCATCTAAATCTAAGATGGCTCTACAGTTTGCTAGTGGAACTGCAAGGTTTATTACTGGCAAGCTATCAACAATAAACAAAGAAAACATCTTCATAAAGACTCCTTCTGCAACAGTTGGAATTAGAGGAACAGACTTTACTGTAACGGTAGATGAACTGGGCCGAAGTTTAATTATATTATTACCTGATGATGATGGATTACCTAGTGGCGAAATAATTGTTTCTACTGCTATGGGACAGGTTGTTTTAAATAAACCTTACCAAGCTACAACAGTTTCCGTATTTGAATCTGAGCCTACTAAACCAGTTATCCTTGACTTAACACTTGAGTTAATTGATAACATGTTAATCGTAAATCCACCAAAGGAAAGTATAAGTGAACAAGGAGAAGATGGAAACAATAATACTAATAGCATTCTGGATGTTGACCTTCTGGAGTTCGATGATTTAGAAGTAGATTATCTTGCCGAAGATGAGTTAGAGTTTACAGAATTAGATATTAATTATCTTGATGTAAATTTTTTGGAAGACTTGTTAGATATAATAGAAGATATTAATGAGTTAGAACAAACAGAAACTATTTTAAATACTAGCTTAGACTTAAAAGGTACTCAGCTAGGGTATGACTCTTCGACTCAAATAAATACTTTTGTTACAGATAATTTTATAACTTTCTATAAAACTCTAGAAGATACTATAAGATTAGAACTAGATAAATCAAATGCTTACACCGTCATTATGATACAAAATGGTAAGAGTACGCAGATTATAGTTAATGGTGGTGGTAACTCTACTATCAAAATTACACAAGGAAACTAAGATGAGATGGAATGCTTTATTAATAGGTCTATTATCTATACCATTATTATTTAATGCAGTTCCTTTAGAGATACTACGACTTAAAACTTTTGATAACTTTATAGAAACTCCTGAACCTACAGGATATTTTTCTATTCTAAATATAGATGAAGACTTTATTAATGAACAAGGAGGCTATCCTTTACCTCGTTCCGTACTTGGTGACATACACCAGGAACTACTAAGTAAAGGAGCATTAGGTGTTGGATGGGTTATGTTATTTCCTCACCCAGATAGAATGAAAGGAGATGAGGAGTTTAGTTATTCTTTATCTTTAAGTCCTAGTGTCATAGCTATGCCTGAAGTAGATAATGGTTTATATCCTAAGACACATGGAACAGTTATTAAAGGACCATTAGTAGAGATAAACAAAGCTCCGGGCTTTCTTGAAAATATTGACATACTAAAGAAGTCTGCAAATCAAGGAGCTATATCTGCACCAGTTGAGGTTGATAATTTGGTAAGACAAATACCTCTATTGCAACAGACACCTGATGGATGGGTAGCTTCTTTTGGTACTGAAGTTTTAAAGATACTTGGTGGAGGAAATACTTATCAAATTATTACTAATGAAAGTGGGATAGAGATGATAAGAGTTAGAGGATTAGAACCTATACCTACAGATAGAGTAGGAAGGAAGTGGATATCCTGGGTTGATACACCACAAACAAACTTGAAAGAAATGGATGTTGCTAATAAGTTTGTATTCGTAGGCTTCACAGCAAAAGGAATATCACCTCAGTTGGCTACACCAGTAGGATTATTAGAGCCTCATAAAATTCAGGCCGCATTAGCTGAGAGTATATTATTACCTACTCCAGTTATTCCTGATTACAGATTACTAGCAGAATTAACTTTACTATTAGTATCTACATTTCTTATTGGTTTTATTATAAGAGTTTCTGGAATTACGATAGGAGTAATAGGAGCAGGCTTTCTATTATCAGGCGTTGGTTATGGTGGGTATTATTTAATACAGAATAATTTATTAATAGATGTTACATGGAGTCTAATAAGTATGACACTTTTAGGTACTCAGCAATTCTATTTAAACTTTAGAAAACAATTCAAGCTTAGACAACAAATTAAAAAACAATTTGAAACATACCTAGACCCAAGACAAGTTGAAGCATTACAAAAAAATCCTGGACTACTGAAGCTTGGAGGTGAGAGAAAAGAATTATCATTCCTCTTTACAGATATCATGGGCTTTACTCCAGTCTCAGAAGTCTTTAAAAATAATGATGACCCAGAAGGATTAGTAGAATTAATTAATACTTATCTTAATACAATGACAAATATTATATTAGCTAATGGAGGAACCATAGATAAATATATGGGTGATTGTATCATGGCTTTTTGGAATGCTCCTATTGATTGTAAGAACCATGCAGAACTGGCAATTAAATCTGCAATAGAAATAGAAGCAGCTACGATAGAATTAAATAAACAATTTAAAGAACAAGGATTAAAACTACCTCCAATTAATGTAGGGACTGGAGTTAATTCAGGAACTTGTATTGTTGGGAATATGGGTAGTGAAACTAGGTTTGATTATTCTGTGGTAGGGGATGCGGTGAACTTGGCCGCTAGATTAGAAGCTACGGCTGGTAGAAATGATTACAAACAATGGAAAGTAATTATATCTGAGTACACAAAAGAGTTGGCCGGGGATTGTTTTGAGTATGAAAAGATAGATAGCATACTTGTTAAGGGTAAATCAGAACCAATTACTATATATTTTCCTAAAATGCAGGTGAATTAGTCTAAATCCTATTAGACGAACACAGAAGCCCTTGGTTAAACTTTAATACTTTCCGAGGCCTAGGTATTACTTAGGTCCTTTCTGTTTAACCTGAGCGATTCTATGAGGTCGTTTTTGTTATAAAGCTTGAATTTCTTTCTGTAAATACAAATGTAGTGGTTTTAACTTAGCATCTGCTCTTTCGATAAGAGTTCTTATAATTTTCTTATCATGTTCCGCAAAAATACTATCAACTTTATCTGTTGGGAAGGCTGATATTTCTGAAACTATCTTTCCTTCTGGTGTTAGGAGGACTTTAAAACTAATTAAGTTCCCTTCTTCTCTTGTTCTCTTCTTCATTTTACTTTATTCCTTAATTCAGTAGTGCTGAAATTGTGTTTTCTTTTATTATAATAAACAGAAATACCTCTAACCTTACAAATTTCTTTTCCAGTAAACCATTTATCTTTATACTCTTCTCCTATTATCCTTACATCAATAGGTAAAGTATTTAATATATCTTCTAATTCTTTTTCTGTATTGTAGACAATAGTATCATCTACCCATTTAACCGCTTTAACTTGTAGCTGTCTTTCAACTATACTTTGAACAGGTTTATTTTTATTAGGCCTGTCTACTGAGGGGTCAGTCTGTATCGCCACAAGTAAATGCTCACATTCTTGCTTAGCTTCTTCGAACATAACCACATGTCCTGCATGTAGTAAATCAAAAGCTCCACAAGTTATCCCTCTTATCAACTAAAACTCCTCTCCCTCTTCCATATTAGAGAAGGTTATATTATTCTGTCTACCTCTAAGCCCGGCTTTCATATAAGTGGTAGCTCTTCCCTCAAAGAAGTTCTGATGTTCTACACCCATGACTTCATCAATCCATAGTAATGGGTTCTCTCTTTGGTCATAGTTTGTTTTCAATCCTAACTGAAGTAATCTTCTATCAGCTATATATCTATTATAAGCATACATATCTTTCTTAGTTAAGCCCTGCAAATCACCCATATCAAATACTAAATCTAAAAACTTATCTTCTAACTTAACCATCTCTCTACATATTTGATATAGCTCAGCTTTAAAATCATCTGTCCATATCTCAATGTTCTCCTGGATAAATTCTCTAAAGAGTTTAGTCATAGCTTCAACATGTAAAGATTCATCACGAATAGAATAAGTAACTATCTGCCCCATTCCTTTCATCTTTCCAAACCTTGGGAAGTTTAAGAGGATAGCGAAGCTACTAAATAATTGTAGCCCTTCCGTAAAAGCCGAGTAAACTGCTAGGGTTTTAGCAATAGTTTTCTTATCAGATTTAAGAGGTTTAAAGTTACTAACATAATCATGCTTGTTTGACATCTCTTCATAATCTGCAAAAGCTTTATACTCATTGTCTGGCATTCCTACAGTATCTAATAATAAACTATAAGCATCCTGGTGTATGCCTTCCATGTTTGCAAAGGAACCCATCATCATCCTTGCTTCAGGCTTCTTAAAGATAGGAATGTATTTATCAAAGTAACCGCTAGCTACATCAACATCTGACTGAGTGAACAGTCTAAATATTTGTGTTAATAAATATCTTTCCTGCTCACTAACATCTTGCCAATCCTTAACATCTGTGTGTAACGGTACAGACTCAGGCATCCAGTGCATTTGGTTTTGTATTTTATAATAATCATACATCCAAGGGTATTCAAAAGGTTTATAATAATCCCTAGTTTTTAACAAAGCCATAAAAATCTCCTATCTAAAATGTTTTCCTTCTACCCATGCAACTAAAGTTCTTCTAGTTCCTCTCACTACAGGTGTTACCCTATGTAATAAAAAGGAAGGGAATATTAAAATACTACCTTTTTTTCTTAACGAATCCCTGTCACAAGAATTTCCTGTGCCGTCATTCAATTCAAAATCTCCTCCTTCATACTCACTACCATCTGAAAGTTGAACAGTTATGCTTAACTTTCTATGATAAGCATTAGGAGTTTCAATGAAGGTATCAATATGCCAATCATAATGGTCCCCTCCTCCTTCATAAATTGTGTATTGAACACTATCTAAATAATTTACATCGAATGCAAAGTTACTTCTATTGGCCGCATTAATAAAATTCCAAAGCTTTCCCTGGACAAATCCCCATAAATCTCTATGCTCATAGGAAGCTGAATCTATAAAACCTGTTTTACTTTTCCTTATACTGTTTTCAACTATACCTGAAGAACTATTTGTTGTCTCTCCTACAATAGCTGACTTTATATCTAGTAATCTTTCCGCCTCATCTGCTATGAAATCACATTCTTGACTAGCTAAGCCACTTTCAAAAATCATATGACTCTTCATTATCTAACTCCGTAAATATCATCTCTTTCTGTCCATGTCATATACCCATTACTTTGTAGTATCTGAACAGCTTTTATATCATCTATATGTTTATGTTCTATCTTTATAAATGTAGGTTTAATTCTCCAGGAATAATCTTCTAATAGATTCATCTCATGTCCTTCCATATCCATCTTTAAAAAATCTATTTCCTCTATATTGTTTTCCAAGAGAACGGTATCTAATCTTTTACAATTAACTTCTATAACCTCAGACAGATACTCTTCCCTACTCCATAATTCATATTCAAAAATCCTACCGCCTTTATGGTTCTCATCTACTATAGAAGACATACCTCTTATAGCTCTATCAGGATAATCTTGTTTAGATATTCCTATCTTAATTGTTCCATCATAATCTGAAACAGCGTAATCTAATGTAGTAATGTTTGAATACTCTTTCATAAACTTAACCATACGCTCATATGCTAAAGGGTTAGGCTCTATCATTAATCCTTTCCATCCTCTATCAGCTAAAGGCTTGCAAGTATCAAAGTCACATGTTCCTATTTCTATAAATGTCTTCATCCTTCACACGCTATACATTCACTATCATCTAATTTTATTCTTGGAATTTTAATATTCACATTCTCTACATTCCGGGCCGCATTAGACCTGAAGTAATACAATGATTTTAGTTTGTGCATTCCATACCAATGAACATCATTAACATACTGCATATATTCATCATGTACTTCTTGGTCCTCAGTAGTCTTAGGTAAAGTAAAGAATAGATTAACTGACTGAGCTTGACAAATATACTGTTGCCTTTGGTGAGCATGTTCAACAATCCATATCTGATTTATTTCATTTGCTGTTTTGAAAATCTCTTTCTCTTCATCTGTTAATATATCTAACTGTTGGACTGAACCTTCATTAGCAGATATGTCCTTCCAAACTTCTTCAAGTTTTTTATGAGATAATTTTTTAGTTTCTAATACTCTTCCCAAGTATTTATTTTTAACCTGGTAGCTACCTGAGAGAGTTTTATGAGTATATGCGTTAGCCCTAAAAGGCTCAATGCTAGGGGAAGTACCGCTACAGATAATACCAGAGCTAGCATTAGGAGCAATAGCGAGAAGATGAGCATTCCTGTAGCCTGTGCCAAGGACATCAGGAGCCTCACCCCTTTCTCTTGCCAAGAGTCCAGAAGCTTTTGATGCTTTTTCTTTAATGTGTTTAAATGCTTTATTGTTAAAACCAACTGCGAATATCCCTTCGAAAGCAATACCTTTAGACTGGAGATAAGCATGGAACCCCATAGCCCCAAGACCAACGCTGCGTTCCCTATATGCTGAGTAAGCTGACTTAGAATATCCCTCCTTCTCGTTGTAAACATAGTTCTTAAACCTTTTAAAATCCGCACTTCTTCCTCCTAGATATGTAGTATCTACTGCGTTGTCAATATAATGTTCTAATATATTGTCCAACATTGTTATTAAATCTTGTATAAATAAAGGATGCTCAGACCAATCATCATAATGTTCTAAGTTTACGGAGGATAAACAACAGACTGCTGTCCTTTCTTCGTTAGTAGCTAATGTTATTTCTGAACATAAATTACTTTGCTTTATTTCTAATCCTAAATCCTTTTGTGTTTTAGGCATAGCCTCATTACAGGTATCTACATTCAACATATAAGGCTCTCCTGTCTCGGCCCTGGCTAATAGTATCTGCCACCATAGGTCTCTAGCTTTAACTATCTTCACAGCTTCTTTAGTTTTAGGGTCTATCAATCTCCAATCATCATCTATCTCTACAGCTTTAAGGAAAGCATTAGTAATATTTATTCCGTTATGTAAGTTTAAACATTTCCTATTTATATCTCCTCCACTTTCTTTTCTTATATTAATAAACTCTTCTACTTCAGGATGACTTATATCTAAGTAGGCCGCATAAGAACCTCTCCTGGTAGTACCTTGGTTGAAGGCTAACATTTGAGAATCGACTACATGTAGGAAAGGAATACTTCCAGTAGAACGAGAGCCATGAGCAGTAGATATACCGTTACTCCTAACACTTCCCCAATATCCACCAATGCCTCCACCTGAACTTGCGAGCCAAATGTTTTCATCATAATGAGCAGATAGACCACTCCTACTGTCAGGTACATGATTAAGAAAGCAACTGATAGGAAGCCCACGAGTTGTACCTCCGTTACTAAGAATAGGAGTGCTAAACATGAACCAACGATTGGAACTGTAGTCATAAAGTCTTTGAGCCAATTCAAAATCAGTCTCACCTTTGAAGGTGGCTCCGTAGACGGAGGCTCTTGCGAATGCTTCTTGTGCATGTGTTTCTCCTTCCCAAAAGTATCTATCTTTGAGAGTATCTAAACTAAATTTATCAAAGGTTTTTTCCCTTTCATAATCTATTTCAATTCCCAAGTAGGTCTTGGTCCCTATCTTATCTTCAGTCATTATCCTTTCCCTCATCTAATACATACATAGTTATAATAGCGTAATGTATTATTTTCATTAGCTCTCTTCTCTTATTATCTTTCTTACCAAATCTCATAGCATATTTCATTATGTTTCCAATACCAAAACTTTCTCCATGTCCTGCATCTATAATCATATCTGTTGCTTGATATTTACCATTACCATAATGAGCATCATAAGTTCTATCTATATAAGTTCTTATGTCTCTTAATACCTGGTCCTCATTAAATTTATATTTACTCATTTTTATTCCTTGTATCTTTCTCCATTAAATATACATATAAAATATAATCCTAAGTGTCCAGTATTAAATACTTTATGGAACTCTCCATCTTCAATTAGAATTAAATCACCTTCTTTTATTTTAAACCTCTCGTTATCCACTAACATTTCACCACTACCTTTAAGAAAGAAATAAACTTCTTCTTGTCCAACATGGTTATGTCCTGTTGTAGATTTATTAGCCCTTAAAAATGTACTACTAATTACCAAATTCTTTAATGACTTATTATCTTTAACTAAATAACTAGCGGTATCTTTTATTATATCTCCGCCTATATTATCAATAGCTAATGTTTTCATAACTGCCATTCAGTAGGTAAAGTCTCTTCACTATACCAAGTAAAGTTATTTTTATCAGCCCATTCAGCGTGAGTCCTCTTAGTACCATCCTTTCTTTTCTTGGCCTGTGGCATAGGAGCGTATGGTTTTTGAAATAAGAATACTAATTCGTAGTCTTTAGGTAATGCTGAACGAATGTGTATATACTTATTATACTCCGAGTAATCCCAAAATCTACCCTTTGCCTCCAATAAGATGGTTTTATTTTCTATTGTCTTTACAAAGTCAGGTTCATAGTTATGTGAAACTGTATAAGAAATCTTATCCCAATGATGTTTCCATGCCTGGAGTATTGTTGTATGTAGTTCTACTTCCCACAGACTATCATATCCTTTAGGAACATTAACTTTCTTTGGTCTTGGTTTTCTTGGTACTCTTCTAGGAGACATCAAAGTCCTCTAAAGTTATTTCTTCCAATGTCTTTCCTTTCTTCAATGCCTTTTTAATTTTATTTGTTATCCATTTAAAAGACCAAGCTGAAGTAGTTAATTGTCCCTGGATAAAGTTATGTGTTTGAGTAGGAAGCATCCTGACAGCATCTTCAGGCCTCATCTTATCTGCTTCTTCCTTAGATACTAAAGTCTTTACCCATGCGTATAAAATAACTAAACTCTTTCTTCTAATTGCTTTTGCTTTTCTTCCGTTCATATTAATACTTCCTCAACATTTGGTTCCTTAACTACAGTTGTTAGGTAAGCGTTACCTTTAGCATACTTAAATACTCTTAAACCTTTACCATCGTTTGACTCTCTATGACATTCGAACTTGTAAGGACACCAAGTACATTGTCTAGGTAACTTCATGTTGCCACTCTTGCCTTCAGCTATGGGTTTGTAGCAATAACCAGGTGGTTCAGGGTCTGTAGTTATGGCTTTAATATTATTAATTCTATGGTTTATATTAGGCTTCTCTAGGTCATCTGGTTTAAAGAAAGTTATCTCTCCTGTCTCCTTATTCATAACTAAGAAACCTCCTTCCTCAGTCTTCATAGCTTCTTCATAACCAGCCAACTGAGCTAAGTAACCAAAGCTATCATCCTCAGCTAAAGTTCCTTCATTGAATTTCTTGAAAGCAAAACCTGAAGCTGTCTTAACATCTACTACCTCTCCGTTAATCGTGCAATCCATGTGTCCTTTAATTCCATCTACGCTTACTTCCTTCTGCTCATTAAGAACTTCATGTCCTGCTAGCTTAACAAAGGTTAGCATAAGAACTTCTAGTAGATGGCCATAAAGAAATTTAATATACATACTAGGAGGTAACTCTTTAGTAGTTTTATCTTTAGAATTAATATCATACCAAAGCTGTCTATCAGGCTTCCCTATGTTAGACATTCTTAATCCGGGCTTAACTTCATTACTTACCTTTTGAGGTACAGACCAATGCTTTAATGCTTCAGCCATCTCTTTACCAAAAGTTTCAAGCATCTCATCTGGTATCTTGATTTCTTTTCCTTTAGCTAAGACACCTATAGTATTATAGATATCTTCAACCAAAGTATTGTTAGTCTTTTTTTTCATCTAATAGTTCCTTAAAAGCTTTTATAACATCACTTGAAAATAATTTTTGTAGATTAACCAGGAACATTCTACTAGCGTTATGGTCCCCACCTGATACAGTCTTAAAAGTATCTAAGTCATCTATTATTAATCTTAACATATCTGTATCAAAAACAAGAGTACAAAATTCTTTATCTCCAACACATAAGTTATGAAACCAGTAGTCAGATTCAGTTGCTTTAATACCAGAAGGTTTACCATAAGACTCATACTCAATACAGATGTTACCTGTCTTCATCCACATACCTCGTTCTGATTTAACTTCTATCTTCTTACCTTCTAACATATCTCTAACTTTATCTTCCCTTATCTCACCAAAGTTTAAATCTAAATCAAATTTCTTAAAGTCTTTTTTCTTAGGCTTTATGTTTTCTTTATTCTTGTCTGTCATAATTAATGTGTTTCACTCCAATCGTTTCCGATTCTATACTCAGCGTCTAAAGGACACCTCATATTATAATATTCAGCAGTATCTATTATTGACTGTACTGCTACTTCACCCACAAAATCTGCGTTCTTCTCTAATGTTTCTACCTGCCACTCATCGTGAACATTAGCTACTATCTTAAATGGAATAGCATTTAGTTTAAGTTTGTTATCAAAAATAATTAAAGCTCTCTTCATTACAATAGCTCCTCCACTTTGCAACAAAGTATTTAAGGCCGCATGTTGATGTCTTAGTTTTATCTTCCTACCATCTAACCCTTTAAGGAATCCTTTTTTTGAAGCCGTGTCAATTCTTGTTTTAAGAGAGCTAAATGCTGAGAGACCACTAAGAAAGCGTTGTCGCATCCTTGCACCTTCTCTTCTGCCTCCTTTAATAATGCTTCCAATCTTTTCATCTCCTGCTCCGTATATGAGGGCATAGATAAAAGTTTTTGCCTCATCTCTTGATTTAAGTCCAGCAAGCTTTTGGTTAGCTGTGTGAATGTCTCCGTTAAGTATTTCATTTGTGTACTCCTTGTCAGCCATATAGTGTGCTAACAATCTTAATTCTAACTGACTTGCATCTATACCTACAAGTTTATTTCCTGGCTCAACGGTCCAACAAGCTCTACATTCTTTACCATAAGGATTATAAACACTAGGAATTTGAGCAATGTTAGGATTCCTATGTGTCATCCTTCCTGTTATAGCACCATTTGAAATAACAAAACCATGAACTCTATTGTCTTCTTCAACAGCCTCAACCCAGGACTGTATTTGAGCTATCCTTTTTTGTAGTAAAAGAAACTCAGCTATTAAGTTAGCTTCATGTATATGCTCTATCTTTTTTAAAGTAGCTTCATCCACGATAGGCTGTCCTGTTGGAGTAAATCTATTAGGTTTCCACCCAAAGTCTATAAGATATTCTCCTATTTGTTTACGACTTCCTAGATTAAAGTCTACTAATTTCTTACGCTTGAAGGTATTGTAATTCTTACTAATCAATCTATCATTGTATTCCTCTTCAGTTAATCCTCTCTTACCTAAAGTTCCGTCTTGTTTTATAAAAGGAGTTACCTCTCTAACAACTACCCATTTAGGTTTGAATTTTTCATGGACCTCCTCCTCTACTTCTTTCTTTCTTTGGTTGAGTTTACTTAATAAAAGCATGGCCTTCTGCTCATTAAAAGCAAAGCCATCCTTACGCTGTTGGTTTACTATTTTAAATACATCATGTTCTAAATTTAAAGACTCTTTGGAAAATCCTTTTGCTTCTTTAAGTAAATGTAAGTAGAGTATTCTATTTAATTTAACATCCTGGATGCAGTAATCTAACATCTCCTTATTGTATTCTGTAAAATCTTCTGGGGATTCTCCTTTCTCACACTCTAATTGAAATCCCCAATTCTTTAAGCTGTGTCCTTTCTCTTTGTTAGGATTGATAAGCCTAGATATAACTAATGTATCTAATACTTCCTTACCTTTCTCTAAGTCTATACCTGTTAAATCTTTTATCACAGGTAAATCAAATCCTATTATGTTATGTCCTATTAAAGAGTCTGCTGAATTTAGGAAGGCTACACCCTCATCTATTTGGTGAGGCTCAAAGGTATAAACCTTATTGTTCTCATCCATAGCAACGATACACCATATCTTAGTAGCTTTAATGTCATCTGTTTCTATATCAAAGACTAATTTCAAAAGGGACAATCCTCATTAGTTACTTCTAAGTCAGATAAATCAGTCTCAGTTAATCTCCCTGTTTCTAAATCATATTCCAAAGAGGTAGCCATACCTACATCGCCTGTATATCTTGACTTCAAGACTCTTAGTTTAGATGTCCGGGCTTCAAGTTCATTCGCTGACTGTTGGTTTCTCTCTATAGCTATCACACAATCAGACAGTTGGCCTATAGAGTTTGAACCTCTTAAATGTGAGAGCGATACTTCAACACCATTCTCATGTCCTTTGTTACCATCTACTCTTCTGAGGTGAGATACCAGGATTAAACCTGCACCTGTCTCTTCAACTATACTCCTAAGCCTAGTCATTATAGAATCAATAGCTCTTCTCTCATCTCCCTCATGGACTGCACTTACTAACATATGTAGGTGGTCCACCACTACCCATTTACAATCACATCCCACAATAAGATATCTTAACTTTGCAAAGATAGCATCTATATCGTTAGTTCCAAAATGAGCGTGAACAAAAACTCTATCGTTACTGAATGTTTTATCATACATACTTTCTAAAGTTTCTCTATCAATCCCTTCTCTTATATGGTCAATGTATAACCTGGCATTAGCTTCAATAGAAAGAACACCATCAACAGTTCTTTTCCAATCTTCCTCTAAGGCTATGATGCCTACATTATCTTCAGTCTTATTTATAATCCAATGCTCTAGCTCTCTAGTAATACTAGACTTCCCAAGCCCTGTGCCACCTGTAAGAGTTACAAGTTCTCCTTGTCTTAAACCATATAGTTTTTTATTGAGGCCGTTCCAAGGATAAGGAACACTATCTTTCTTCTCTCTATTAAAAAATTGTTCTTTCTTTTCTGATACTCTAACTATTCCACTTGGCGTATACACCTGAGCATCCCACCAAACTCTAGTAAACTGCTCATACTTCTTTTGTTTAAGCATATCGTTAGGGTCTTTAAATCCATTAGGTAACTGAACTATCTTAGCCTTTCCGGGCTTGATAATACTTGCAACTTCTATAGCTGCTTTCTTACCTGCTGCATCATTATCAAAACAAATAACTATATTAGCAAAGCTTTCTACATACTCCAGGTTTTCTTTAACATCTCTAACAGCAGAGGCAGCACCTCTTTTGATAGATACACAGGCCCACTTACTACCCATAAGTTCGAAGGCCGCCATAGCATCACACTCTCCCTCAGTAATAGTAAGGAACTTACCTCCCTCTTTAAATAAATGCTGTCCAAATAATCCTGTATCTTTTATATCTCCTTGGGTTATAAATTTTTTATCCCTAGTATATCTAATTTTATTACCAGACAATTCGTTATTAATAAAGTAAGGGTAGATATGCTGAGCTATCTCTCCCTGGCTATTGTATAAAACTTTAACGCTATACTTCTTAGCTGTCTCAATACCTATACATCTATCTGACAATGAGCCGTAAGAACTTCCATTAACATTTAGTAATGGAGATAGGTTTTCTTTGGGTGGTTCCTGATAGAAGTCATCTTCTTTATTGGTTTCATATTTAGGAAAGAATTTATCACAGCTAAAACATTTAGCTGAGCCATCTTCATTTACTGATAACGCATCACTACTCTTACATTCAGGACATGGAAGGTGATACTCTTTGAACTTGGACACTTCATTCATATTGTTCTCCGTGAAAGGCGGTGCTAGTAATGAGGATTATGGAGAACATATCCCAAGTGTCTAACAGGAGAGTTTCCTTACTACTAACACCTTAAATTAAATGCTAGTTTTACACATAGACTAGCAAACTATGACTAATTAATGGAGTAAATTAGCTTTCAGGGGTTTCCTCAGTAGAGTTCTCCTCTTCTACTGCTTCTATCTCATCTTCAGATGAATCAGAATTATCTGCAACAACCATAGCTTCAGGATTATTATTGCAAATCTGCTCTAAGTTCCTTCTATGTGTTATGGTTGCCAAAGTTAATCCTTCTTTAATAGCTTCAAGGGTTGAGACTTTGTTTATGATAACTCTTGCCTCCACTCTTTGACTCTCATCTGAGATTTCATTTATGTTATAAGCTATGGTTCCGTCTTGGTTTTGAATATTAACTATCATTAAAATTCCTCCCCACCTTCAATAGCTTCAAACTCTTCACCATCTGCTGACTCGAAAGATACTAAGTCCAGGACTTGTATACCTTTGAAATCTAACCCTTTGAAATCACCATACTTATTTGATGTTTCCCATTCTTTATATTGGACAATGACTCGACTGCCATTTCCAATCAACTCATCCATTGGCATCTTATCTTTGTCGAGACAATGTGGTGCAGGCCTAATCATTCCATTAGGACCATTCACTTTACGCTTCATGGTAATTGCCCTTCCCACTTCTTGCTCTCCAACCTTTAGGTCTTTAACTCTAAAACCTCTAGCTTGGAAGTCGTCTGCTACCTTGTCATCAACTACTAAATCTACTGTGTATGTTGGTTCAAAAGTCGTGTTAGGACTTTTTGCTGATACCCAGTATGCCGTTCCTTCTTGTATTGCCATATTAAATTCTCCTTTGTTGGCTAATTAAAATTATATTTTATCATGTGCGTGTTTGGGATGCAAGAATTATATCTTGTATTGTTGATACACTATCATCTATTAACTCAACCTTAAATACATCCTTACCCTTTTGATATTCAACAACATATCCCTCTATCAAATTAGGATTTAAACAAATATAACTACAGAAATTTCTATACTCATCATAGGATAGATAGCATGTCTCCTTTATTAACTTAGCAACCATGAGTCATGTGTTCGTATGCTTCAGGACAATCATCTAAAGGCTCACCGCATAGACACATACCATCATCTTCATACTGAGGTATATCTTCATCGCTGTTAAGCCAGGACCTAGTTATTAATTCATCCGTGCTATCATCTACATAAACAGTCTTGCCGTTTAGATATATGTAGCAACAGTCCTTAGTTCTTATATCAATTATCATATCTCTATCCTTATAGGTAGTGTGCAGTTATTAATTTGAATATCTTTATTATACACGATAGCGTCTGATAAGTAATCAGTAAGGGCCTTCATTAGTTTTGAGCTAGCCCTCCCTTCTAAAATCCTGGTATCAGTAAGCACACCATCCCAAACATCATAAGAGATAACAACCCTAACACTTCTTGAAAAACTAATATTCTTAATGTAGTTTCCTAAATTAATTTCTCTATTAATTTGAGGACACTCTCTAATCGTAGTGTCTGTCTCTTGGATAGGTTGAGGCTCCAGGATTTCTTCCATCAAAGGTTCTTCTTCAACCCCTATTACAAGAGAGCCTGTCAATACTCCAAACCCACCTGTCGCAGATGTTTCTATGTCATCAATCATTTCTGTTAATTCATTCAGTCTTTCATCAGCTTCAAGCAGTCTCGATGTCGCATCGTCTTGATGCAAAATAAAATTATCAATATTATTATTAACTGTTTCAAGCTCTATCCTTAAAGTATTAAGTGATACTCGATACATAGATAGGTTGCTAAATATTCCATCCACTCGTTCTGTCATTAGTATGTGGTCATTAGTTAAATTTTTTATGGTGGCCGCCTGCTCGTTTAGCTGCACTCTCAACATCCGGGCATCGTCATCCACCATAGTTAATCCAACATAAGAAAATAGGAATACTCCTATCATAATTATTAGAGTCACTACCCTGTCAATTATATTTTTCATTTTTTTTCTCCTTTGCCTTACGCATTTTTTTAATTTCATATTCATCTCTCATTAGAAGATAACATCCGTAAGACAAGAAAGACATTATCCCTATAGAGAGTATCGTTAGTAAAACATTAATAGTTAATGAGGCCCCTTCCATTGTAATCATTTCACCACCTCTAGTAGAGGTTTAATTTGGAAACCCCATGCCCAATGAGAATTACTTAGTGTGATAACAACATCTCGTTCTCTTACCATATCCCATTCTAAATTATCAACAACATATCCGTTCTCACCTTCTTCATCACATACCATGATGCTACTGACTTCAGCAATCTTAGGGCTATCATTACCCCAACTACCCTGCCACATTACTTTATCTCCTACTGTAATAAATCCATTCATCCTATTATATCCTCAGCATCTAGCTCGTTGTAATTATCATCTAAAAAAACTATAGAAGTTGGAGACTTGCAATCATCTTCACCATGATAATTAGGCTCAAATGTTTCTGTTGTTCCATCTTTATATATGATGTTAAGTTTGTCCCACTTAACCCAATACTCCTTCACCCTATCCAACTTAACTCCTAAATCTTTTAAGTCAAAGTGTGAGTAGCTTGTGTATTGACACTCTAAAATAATTGTATTACTTGACATACTCTTTCTCCATTTGTATTAAGTCTTTGTTAGATATGAGAAAGTGACTTCTATCCACAAAGAATTTTATTATTAAATCTCCTAGTGTATGTTCAACATCATCCTCTAAGTCCTTCACGCTTAGCACAAAATCTATTAAGTCATCCATTAAATCAGGCCTTAAAGTTTTTAGTTCAGGCCGTGCCTCTAGGCATATTTTTATTAATTCTTGTTGTCGTTCTAACCATTCTTCTACTATGTGATTACTCATCTCATCTCCTTCATGTTGCTTAGTATATGTTTAATTACTGAGACTGTCCAACCATTACCTATCATGTGAAGCCTTCTAGTCTTAGACACTCCTTCTGTATATCCATCAGGAACAGTCTGTAATCTCTCCGCTTCTAAAGGTGTGATACATCTCCAAAACATTTCATCATTAGGTATAGCTTCTCCAAATAAATCCATTTGGAAAAATTTATTAGGTGGATAAGGCTCAGCACTTCTACCTGTCTCACTATCTACTTTAGGTTCCCTGTTCCCACCACTACAAGTATTTAATGTAGGCGATTTACCCCACCTACTATAAATTCTTTTAAGAATATCGTGTCCGTTTATATCTGTAGCTGTCCCTATTCTTTGTGGAACAAGAGTCATCCCATTATTACCTGCACCCTTCCACATAGTAGCAGTCATACAAAGAGACTTTTCGTGTCCTTCCTTATGATGTTTAATATTTCTTTCCGTTAGTTTTGTAGGCCTAGCTGTTGGCTCGTCTTCCAATATATCCCTCAATACAATTCCCTTCTCTATAGGTTGTTGTATGTTAGGGATGTTGGTCCAATAATATCTTTGCCTTGACTGAGCAGAAAGTTTAGAACTATTTATAAGGATAGGTTCTACTTTAAGATACTCAGATATAATATCTAAATTCTCTTTCTTCATCCTTACATTCTCCAACAGAAAATACTTAGGTTTAAGTTCATCAACTAGCCTAACAAATTCAAAGAATAAGTTGGAGCGTTCTCCTTCCAATCCTTTCCCTTCTGTATTAGCAAAAGATAAATCTTGGCAAGGACTACCACCCATAATTAAATCTATCTTAGGTAAATCAATTACCTTTAAGTCCGTTATACTTCCAACTTGAATTGTATTAGGAAAATTCTTTTGAGTTATTTGTATAGCATACTTATCTATCTCACTAGCATAATAGTTGTTTACCTCTACTCCTAATTCCTTCAATGCAATTTGTCCGCAACTCATCCCATCAAAACAACTTAAAACATTCATACCTTTACTCAT